GCAGCTTGCGCAGTTCCGCCAGCGGTTGATCGACTTGCCGCCGCATGAAGTCCTCAGGCGTCGCTTCGTAGGTCGTCGCCCATTTCCAGACACCCTCGCGCCGCATCTGCATGATGTTCGGCATCTGCTCGATCGCGGCGCGGTTCATCTCCGCCATGACATCATCCCACGCGCCGAGCATGACGAACTTCATCTTGATGGCCGCGGTTTCCGCTGCGGCACCGAACTTCTGAAAGAACGTGCCTTCGTACTCGTCGAACATCGACAGCTTGCGCAGCCAGTCGAGCAGGCTCTGCACCTTCTGGATGACCCAATCGATCAGGCGACCGAAAAACTGAAAGATCGCGTCGAGATGGTCGCGCAGGTACTGGATGCCGCGGATAAGCAGATCGATGATGCCGCCGGAACCGCCGAGGAAGCGTTTGCCGATATCGACCGCGAGATCCTTCAACTCGCCCCGAAGCCGCTTGAGCTTGTTTGCAAACTCGTCGGCTGTCTCAGCGGCGTTGCCGAGTGCGCCCTGATCGCCCATCGCGCGGTAGATGATGCCGAGCCGTGCAACGGCCTTCTGCTGCTCTGTCGCACCCTGCGTCACCTTCGGGAATCCGCGAGCGAGCAGTTCCTGATCGAGCGCCGCCGACTTGATGTTGATGCCGAAGCGGTCGAGCACTTCGCCCGAGCCGGATAGCGCTGCGATGAAGCGCTGAAGCGCCTCACTGTCGGAGATGTTGTTGAAGCTGGCGAAGTCGATCGACAGGCGCGTGAGCACCTTCGACATCTTCAGCGCATCGCCGGATGCGAAACCCATGCCGACGAAGAACGATTGGAACGTGGACAGCCCTTCCGCGATGTCGATAACCGACCGCCCGACCTCACTCCCGACTGCCTTTGCAAACCGTTCAGCCTCGTCGGCCGCGTCGCCCATGACCAGCCTGAACTTGCTGAAGGTCTGCTCGGCATCTGACGCGAGCTTGATGGAAATGCCAAGGCCAGCGGCGATCGCGAGCGACAGGCGCCTGGCCCATCGAATCGCAAAGCTGAGCATGTTCGACAGGACGCTGCGAACGACGCGCATCGCCGACGTGATGGCGCTGCCGAATCCAGAGACGAACAGCCCGCCCATCTTCGACATCGTGCCGCGCACCATCGACATCGAGCGATCGAGCCCGCTGCGCAGGTTGTCCAGCTTCGCCCCGATATCGACATAGGCTTCGGCAATCGTCGGCATCAGTCAGCCTTTCACCGGGATTTGACGCCGATCATGCGCATCGTCATTCGGATCGCGTCCGGATCAGTCAGCGGCTTCTGCTTCTCGGATTCGTCGCCCGCCGCGAACGGATTGATGAGCGGCATGAGGGCCGGAAGCGCCCTCACCCGCTCCATGATCTGACGCATCGTGTAGCGCCATACAGTCGGCTCCGGGGTGTGCGTAACGAGTGCGACCATCATGCAGAGTTCCGTCCAGTTCACTCGGGGCTCGGCTGCTTCGGAGGGTCCGAGCCTACGTCCGCATCCTGATCCTGTTCGGGCAGATCGGCAACCGTCTCGAATGCTACGGTCATTGCATCCATGCTGCCGAACAGTAACCCGACAGTCTCAAGCGCCACTTCTGGCTGATGCGTGATAAGCGATCGATGCAACATCCACCGCATACCTTGAAGTGTCGTGGCATGTCGCAACATCTCATCGAGCCCGACCGCTTCGCCTAGATTGCGGCCGAGTTGCCGATTGATCCATGTGCAGAAGTCGCACCACGCATCGAGGCCGATCTTCGTCAGCCGGTACGTATTGCCGTCGGCCAGCTCAATCTCGATTGGCGCAAGGGGTGCGCTCTGGATTCCGCCATCCATGTCGTGCTCCTTATCACGCGGCCGCCGTCATCGACAGCTCGCCGCTGCCGCGGAAGGTGAAGGTCAGTGCGATCGGCCGACCGCTGTTCGTCGTCGCCGCGACCTCGCACCGCTGCACGAGAATCGTGCCGCTCAGCTTGCCGTCGGTCGTCGCCGTGGCGTCGAAGATGAAGTCGGCCGTGCTCACCGCGGCACCGACTGCGAGGTTCGAGAGCGTGGACAGGCTGGCGCTGTTCATGTTGCACGTGAACGTCCCGCCCCAGCGCTTGATGCCGCCGAGCACCTCTTCCCAGTCGTCACCGAGTCCGCTGTTGTCCACTTCCTCGCATTCGTACCAGACGGTCCACGCCGAACACTTTACGACGTAGCCGCCAGCGAACGTGATCCCCGCGTCCTTGCCGCTGACAGTTTTTGTTGCAGCCATTGTCGAATCTCCTAAAAGGGGCTGGGCCAAACGAAAACGGCAAAGCGAAGAGGCGGCTCCGCCTTGCCGTGTATTCGTCTGGCCCGCTCAATGCCGGTTGCGCCGCCGACGCCGAGGTGCCCCAGGTTGTCGAGTTCAATCAGCTATCGTAGCAGGTGATGAGATAGTCCGTATACATGACCCAGAGTGCGTCGTCGGTATCCCCGTCGAGCATCGGCCCGCGGGGCATCTGCTCCAGTGCCGGAAGGTTCGCGTGGTTGGCGATCGTGAAGCGCACGACATCGAGGCGCGCGCGCAGCAGATCCATTACCGCCTGCACGGCGCGAGGGCCTGCGGCGCGACCGCCGTAGACCGAGAACTGCACACGCAGTTCGTATCCGTCATCCGCCATCGTCCGAATCGGCGCGCCGCCGATGACGTTGTACGTGACGAACGGCGTCGTCGGGTCGCGCGGAGCGATCGCGTAGTGCAGCCGCCCGGCCGTCGTCGCGCCGCCGCCGATCGCCGTGTTGAACGTCGAGTCGCCGGTGAGGCGGCTGTAGATGCCGTCCGTTATCTCGGCGGTGGAAACGGTCATTCCATGTCACCCCCAGCCGCCTCGATCTCCTCGACGATCCGGTTCCGCTGCGAATCGAGCGCCGGCCTCAGGTATGGCCGCGGCGCCATCCTCGACGTGCCCTCCTCCAGCCAGCGTCCATACTTCAGATTCGTTCCAACCCTGCCGACGAACATGCGTCCGATTCGGAACGTCTCGAATCCGATGCTCCGCCGCAGCGTGCCGGTTCGCACGTGGGGCGGCTCGCCCGGCGCCGACGGCGACCCGAGCGGCGGACCTGAGAACTGGCCGACAAGGCGTACGGCCTCGGCCTGCACGCGGATCGTACCCCGGGTAATGGCCTCCTCGACCGCAGTCTCCGCCACGGCCATGAACTCGGCCGTCCGGTCGGTGATCGAGAATCCAGAGCCATTGATCCGCTTTGCCACGTCAGTCGTCCCCTTGCTCACACTCAAGGATCGTATATCGGCCGAGCCGGTCCACGTCCCGCACCAGCCGCACGTAGAGCGTGTGTCCGTCCACCGTGAAGCAATCCCCGGCCCGGATGTCGGGCGAGCCGTCCGCGTACGCCTTGTGCGTCACAGCGGCTTCTGGGCGGCTGTGGCGAATCCTGTCGGCACCGCTCAGCGGCTGGATTCGGAGCCGGACGCGGAACTGGTCGGCCCACGTCTTCACGTCGCCGCCGCCAGCGTCCTTCGAAGAGGTCGCTCGCTGGATCGTCACCCGTCGATTTGCGAGACTGGCCACGCTCATGCCAGGTACCTCCGGTAGTGGCCGATGACCGTCTCGTGCGGCGTGAAGTCCGCCCGCTGGCCGATCTTGTACGCGTAGTCGCCCAGCCGTTCCTCGGCCAGTCCGCCGTCGCGCTTCGACTCGTCCCACGCCGCCTTGAGCACCCGCAGCACCATCGACTCGATGTCGGTCGGGATCGCGCTCAGGCCCGCGGTGTAGGCCACCAGCGACCAGCCCCGCACATCGCTGATGATCGGACCATCGAAGTCGATCACGCCGGCCTCGTAGTCCACCGAATAGTCGCCGGTGTAGTCGCTCCACACCTCCAGCGTCAGTTCCCGGTCCTTCGCGCTCTGAGATCCGATCCGAACAAGGTACGCCGAGGGCCGCGAGTTTACGACCGTTGATGTCCAGCCCGACAAGGCGTTGATCGCCTCCGCCATGAGCGTCGTCGTGGCGTAGTCGGCGAACGCGAGCGTATTGGTTGTCGTCGTCCCGCCGGCCCTCGACGTACAGACCACGGCCGTAGCCGTGACGTCGATCCGCGCGTGCGTACCCGTTCCCGTGTACTTGGCCCGGAGTCCTGCTTCCGTTTCGAGCGCGACCATCGTCACCGCCGAGACCTGCGGATGCCGCAGGATCAGATTGCATGCACCGGACGGCAACGGCGCGAGCTCGGTATACGACGTGCTCAGCAGCCCGTATCCGATCGTCGTCTCCAGCGCCGCCCAAACGTGGCCGATGGCGAGCTCCAGCAGTTCCTGATTCTCCATCTCCAGGGTCTGCTCGTTGCTCTGGCCGTAGCAGCTCGTCGATGCGAGCCGGTAGAGCAGCGCGGAGTCTGCATCGCCGTCGCCCAGCAGCGTCGCCACGAAGCCCTTGTCGGCCGTGTTGATCGCATCCACCAGCTCGCTCAGCGTGTCGTAGGCCGTGCCGCTCGTGTCGTAGGTGTACGTGCCGGCGTCGGTTCCATCAGTAACGACGAGCGTAAGCGTACCACTTTCCATCTGGACCGTCGCAGCGCTCGCGCTGTCGCCCTGGTCGTGGTAGATGGCGAACGCATCAGCGCGAAGATCCTGATCGTCATCACCGAGCCGCATCGTGAGCTTGGCCTTCGCCACGAGATCAGCGAGTTGTACCGCCGATAGATCGCTCATGCCACGAGTACCTCTCTGCCGACCGTCGGCATCCAGTCCGCCAAGCGCGACTGAGGCGCGAGGTTGATCCACTCCACGCCGGCCGCCTCCGCCAGCGGGAGCCACGACCGCATCAGGTCCGACGCTCGCTTCAGGTTGCGCGTGTGCATGTCGATGCCCGCGAAGTACATCCGGCGATATCCGAGCCGCGCCATCAGTTGAACCGCGAACGTCACCGACTTCGCCACCGCCTCACCGCCGGTGCCCATCGGGCCGTCCGGCCCGAAGTTCGGCGGGTGCTTCAGATCCCACGGATGGGCCGCGACGTTGCGGAAGTCCGCCCAGCCGGGTTGCCAGCCGAGCAGGTCCGGCCGCTTCTTCACGCCGCCGAGCAGGATCATAATGTCCTCGATATCGACGGTCTTATGTTTCCCAGGCGGCACGCCCTTCTTATCCCAGCCCGCGCGGTAGATGCCTTCCGGCACGTGCTTCGCAACGGCCGGATCGTTGAGGAAGGGCCACCAATGGCACTTCGGATCGTTCGACCAGTAGTGATCTTCCGGTAGTCGCACCTTGCCGGTGAAGTACTTCGGCAGGTCCATCGTGACGAAGTGGGCAGGCTTGCGATGGCAGCAGAACACCCCGCTGCTCACCGCACAGAACGGCACGCCCTCGGGCAGTTGCGCCGTGAGGATCGACGGCCCGCGGCCAGCCAGCACGATGGACGGCGTGTCGATCATGCGACAGCCTCCGGCATCCCGCCGACGATTTCCAACGCAACCGTGTAGTTCGGCGCGTCCACTGTATACAACGGCCGGCCGAACTGAACGAACTCAACATCCGGGCACTGCGCCACCATCGACCGCATAAACGGCTCGATGACCGTGCGCGTCTGCACCATCCCCATCGAGTCGCCGCACTTCCCGTCGAACGTCACGACCGGAAAGTCGACCATCGGCCGGTCGCCTGGATACCCGTCGCAGCCGACGATGACGAGTTCCGTCGCACCCTCGCGGATCGCGTACTGCATCGCAGCAAGCCCGCAATACTGCGCAAAGACGATCTCGCCCGGAACGTACGTCGTCGTCAGCGGGCCCATGTCCAGAAGGATCGACGGCATCGGCGTATTGACTTCAAAGCCCGGCAACCGCCCGATGCCCCGGATGTTGTTCACGAGGTTGGACTTGCTGTAGCTCATGAAGCGCGTGCCCTGCGCCACCTTTGCCTCGATGTGCTGCTGAAGCTCTATGCCCGCGCACTCGTCGATTGCGATGAAGTAGTCCGGCCCGCTGCGTCCCTCGAACAGCTTGATGGCGGCATTGGCCGCGATCGTCGTCGCATCGATGAACGCATCCAGCACGGC